CACAGTAGATGTGTGTATTCACAGAGAGAGCGCAATACGTTAGCGAGGATCAACCGATGGCAGGGGGACTTAACAAGTCCATCCCAAACCACCTGCCATCGTCCTCTGAGAACGCGCTCCGTTTGTTGAATAGGATATCTGCCCAATTCCATATTGGTCATGGACAGACGCCCCCCGTGCAAGAAAACAACGGGGGGGGGCATTCAGAGAGAGAAATTTCCCTGGATGCCCTGTTCTTCGTTCCAGACTGTAAGTTGAATGCTGAATGGTTAGCTGAGCTACCGAAAGCAATTCTAGATGAAGTCTCCTTGAAAAAGGTAAGAACGAAGGGGGTGACAGTTAAGTATTCACCCCAAGTGAGAACCCAAGACGCGGAAGATGCCGAAGCACCGCGCACCCTGAGACACTCACAGTTCGTGCTCGTACCCACCAGTGGTGATGTCGAGCAATGGACCACGGCCGCCGACTTCTGTCGCGGCTACTTGAGTGTGGTTGAAGACTCGTACGTAAAAGCAAGAGCCTTCGACTTAAACACAGCCCTCACTCCTTTCCGACACATGTTGGACAAGGAGAAGAGCACACAGACGGCGTGGTGCAAATACTACACCGCCGCCCCAATGGCACAGATTCTTCATGAGACTCTGCCCGACTCCCCACTAGGTAAGGATGTTCGGGTGCCCGTATTCTTCAGCGGCAAGTTCCGCCAGTTCATGCACAAGCGCGCATTACCCTGTCTTGGGAGATCAAAGATCCCCTCGACGAGGAATTTGCGCTGTTGCTTCAATCTGCTCCAGGGAGTGAAGAGGGCATGCCCAGAGATCTCGCGAGAGTTCATCCTCCAAGGTTACAAGGACCACCAGACAACATTGTCTGCGCCCTGTGACTGTCCTGTCTCAACACCTGAGCAAGGACTCAAGTATCTTCAGCTCTGGGGCAATTGCCCTCGGAGTGTGCAGGCTTGGAAGGAGTTCGAACCCCGAATCTCCAAAGCTCCCGGTAGCTCGGCCACATTTGAGTCGACTCGCAAGCAGGGAGGGGGAAACCGTCTGATGTTCGATGAAAATCGATCCTTCGATTCATCGGTCAAGCGGGCTGCTGAGACTATCGTCAACAAGCAGCTTGAGCAGTTCCTGGACTCGTTAGAGATCCTAGATGCTCTCCGCCCATACCTTCAACCAGCCAAGGAGGCAGAACAATGTTCCTCCGGGCCACGCTTCTGGATTTTCCCGAATGGGATTAACCCCGAAAGTGGGGGGTCCCCGAATGGGGGGTCCACTGAGCGCGAGCCCGTGTGCAGCAAAAGAATCCTTACCCCAGATCTCACGATCGGGGAGGAGTCGTTCTACTTTACACCAAGCTGGGATGAGGTGATGAAGACCTATGAAAGCCAAGACCCCGACAACCGGAAGGTCATGGTAGAAGGAGTTCCTGAACCTCTTAAGTTGAGGTCAATCACCAAAGGGCCGTGCAAACGGAAATGGTTGTGCCAAAGCCTGCAGCAGGAAATGGCACAGTGCCTGAGTAGGATGTGGCAGTTCACCCTCAATACAGCAAATACAGATCACAAGTTGATCGCAAAGCTGGAAGAGAAGTGTGTTGCACTACATCAGAGCTTCAAACCGGAACTCCAACACGGAGACTACGGATGGTGCTCCGGTGACTACAAAGGCGCCACTGACCGCATCTCCATTCATCAGACAAAAGCCGGGCTGGAAGCCCTTCTGGTGAAGATGGATCCTGAAAGGATCGACGAGGCGATGCGCCAGCTGTTTCGTGATGAGCTCTATGAACAAGAGATCAACTACCCCGTGTGGACCAGGTTAAGATCGGTCCAACAGGCGAACGGCCAGCTTATGGGCTCTGTCTTGAGCTTCCCTATACTTTGTGCGATTAATTTCGTCGCGTACTGGGAGAGCTTGGAAGTACACCTCGGTGCACCTCTGAGCGCTCGACAGGTGCCATGCCTCATCCATGGAGATGACATTCTCTTCAAGACCACAGCAGCACATTACAAGTGCTGGTCGGATCGGATAGAGCACTTCGGACTGAAGAAGTCCGTGGGGAAGAATTACTTCCACCAAAAGGTGTTCACGATCGATAGCGAGCTGTGGATCGAAAGCCGCCAAGGTGAGGCGGTCAGCTTCAAGAAGTTCCTTCCGTGCAACTGCAGAACAATATTGCAGGCACGAGACGAGGCGACGTTCGGAGATGATAACACCAGAAACGGGGTAAGACCCATCTGGGATAGTTTCAACTCCACCGCCTTCGGGTTCCAGGACCAGGAGCTCTTCCTTAAGAGGTACCTATGTAACCACAGGAAGCTGTTGAAGAGAATGACTTGGACCAAAGAGGGCGATCTCAACTTGTTCCTCCCGCACTTGCGTGGGGGGATGGGTTTCGAGTTGCCCTTTCATCCAGATAGGATCCCGGTAAAAGAAAACGGGGACCCCCTGGTTCGGATAACAAAATTCCAACGTGACCTGGCGACAAGCCTAGCCACAAGGAGTCGAGTGGAGGATCTGAAGATCATATCAACATGTGTGATCGCATGTCCACCCGAAGAAGTCCAGCCCGGGGAGCTGTCAAAGAAGCCCAAGAAGTGGAGCTTACCTTTCAGCTATCAGTGGGAGCATGAGTCGGAATACCCTAGTAGGATTCCCGACCCTCCCGCTGACCCCGTCCTATCTGAGCTCCCAGAAGAGGCTCCGAGCAAATATCAGCTCAGGAAACCTCGGATCAGAAGAATCCCCAGGGGGTCTTCGAAGATGATCAGACTCTGTCAGCACCCGCCGATCGCCACATTTGGTGACTTTAAGAGGGTGGGAGGGGATGTTCAAGTTGGTGTGGTTCACACCTATCCAACTGAATTATTCTCCTTTCCGTATGTCAGAACTAGATCTATCGATCCGCGACTCTTCTGGGAGTCCGTGTTCGTGGCTTATGCAGCCATAACAGCAACAGTGGGTGTCAAGAGACTTGCTACCATCTGTTCCAATGAGGACAGTGGTGTGCAAGCTGTTCTTGGCACCCAATAGACGCTTTTCCTTGTCGAAACTTTAAAACAGAATCGAGAAGACGAACACGATCGATGAGGTCCAAGAGAGGCCAGAATCAACCAAACCGAAGCCAGGGTCGCGCCCTGGCACGTCGACCTCGCCCGAGCCCCGCTCCGGCGAAGAAGCAGCCCCGCTGGAAGCAGTGGGAGAACCCCCGCAAGAGCCTGAGTATGGACCACGAATGTGCAGTTCATTACTACAAGGCCTTAGCGGATCCGTTCGACATCGCGAACGGTGGCGCGTGTGTGCCAATGTTGCCATGTCTGGACTCAGTCAAACGCTACGCTTTTGCGCGCGGAACTGGAATGGTCCAGGCTAACGGCTTCGGAGGCATCTGCGCCACGCCTTGCGTGGTCGGGGATAGCGACTGCATCAATGTCACAAATGGCACCGGCAATCATCAGATGATGAGCACGACAGCTGTCGACTCTTACACCCAGAACTCTGGGATTCCGATGAGTGCCTTCACCTCAGGTGACGTACAAGCTCGCATTGTCTCCTGCGGGATCCGAATACGGTTCCGCGGCAAGCCTCTAGAAGCCAATGGCTCAGTCTATGCTCTCGAAGAGCCATCCCATCTGGACACCGCCCCGATGACCTACCACAAGGTGGGTGCGTTGGGTAAGGTTAAGAACCAGAAATTTAGGGAAGACTGGATCGCTGTCACATGGAAGCCCGTGCTGCCCGACGAGTATGAGTACTCGGAGGACGGCTACGCGAAGCCCCGTGGTTCAGTGGTCAATCCATTGTGCATCCTGATCTCGGCCGACAGCCCTCAAGGGACACTTCCATTTGATTGGGAGTATTTCGTCCACTATGAGGCCATCGGAGCCGGGATCCAGGGGAAGACTCGAAGTCATATCTCCCCTGTTGAGGCCCCAAGGGTCATTGCAGCACTAAGCAGTATGTCCTCTGATTTCTTCAGCGCCGTATCAAACGGGCGCATTGATCTCGGAAAGACCGCCAGGCTCGCCATTCAAGCAGGCTCCAGTTTCGGATCCATGCTGGCGATTAAGCCTCCTACGCTGCCTTCACTTGCGAGCTCGCTGCTACAGCTCACAGGTTGACAAAACATCTCACTTTACTAGACGTCTGTCTAATCCTATTCCTCTTATCATGGACCAACCAAGGCTCTTCAGCCTTCCATGATGCCCCGTGTC